ACAACCTTATCTCTCGATTGGCCGTTACCAACCGCCCAGACTCCTAAAGTGGTAGCCGAGCCATCTCCATCAAGCCCAACAATAGAGTTGATCCCAGAGTCAAACACCCAAGTAGTGCCGTTCCGGCCAACATGAGGATTGCCTATCTGAGCTGTCCAGTTGACAAAGTCCCCTGTGCTGGTGGACACGATCTTGGGATCAAATCGTATCTCTGGTCCGTCCACCTCTGCGGACAGTTCGCTAAGCCGTGACCAATAGTAGGCCAGGTCGTAGCCATAGTAAGTCCGGGCATCGGTGCCCACACCGCCAGGATCTACGACAGTGATAGGCAGAGAGTTGCCCGTGCCAGCCATGGCCTGACTAATGAGGGCTGCCGCAATGTGAGGCTTAGCCGCATTGGGCCCAAACACGGTATCAGCTGATACATCGGTAGCCGAGCTCGCGCCGGGAGCGATGAGAACCCGGCGGGAGAACATCTTAGCTATCTCAGCTGCGTTGAGCTCTACCTTGACAGCGCCAGAGGAGGAAGTGCCGGCTTGCCGAGACATGCTGATGTAGGGCCCTGCCCACACAGCCGTGTTGCCCCATTTGAGCACGAGACAGAATCGCCACGGACCACTGAGGATTTCTCGAACTAGGATACGCGGCTCGCGTTCGTCCTGGTCCGATAAGGCATCCCATAGGTTCTCAATGACAAGAGTGGCTCTAAGCGTGCCGATGTCACTTAACTTGGAGTTCCATGAGAATGCATCGGCAGGTAGTTCGTAAAGCAGCCGACCAGTCACCGTGTCGGCAAGCCAAAGCTCATACCTAGGTGCGACCGTCGGGACAACAGGGATATAGGGCGGCCTGCTGGGAATAAGGGCCAGCAAGACCATGCCATCCGGGCCGCCAGCTCGTGTCCCGCTGGGAGCTGCAGTGCCCGCGATGACATCAGCTCCGACGCCAATGGAGAGCGCGCCATCAGGTCGGCCAACTCGATACCCGCTAGGGGTGTCACCAGTGATGGGCAGTGCGATGCCCATCGTCCCGTCGGGGCCCATGCTCCGGATAGCGCCAGGTGTGTCGCCAAGCAACGGGATCGGAGTGCCATCCGGGCCGCCATACCGACCAGCCGACGGTCCGTCGGTGAGAATGACATCAAGGACCAGCCCGCCATCAGGGCCAGCAAATCGCGTGCCGCTGGGCAAGTCGCCCGGCACGGTCACACCGAGTGCTAGAGCACCGTCAGGACCGGCGTAGCGGCTCGCTGAGGGGGTGTCGCCCGTGATGCTTACCGCGCCGGCAGTATCGGCCTGAACAGCACCGTCAGGACCGGTGTAGCGGCTCGCCGACGGGCTATCGGTGAGTACGACACCGAGGTTGACCACACCGTCAGAAGCGCCAGTGAACTGAGTACCGCTCGGGAGGTCTGTGACTACCAGGTCTGGCTGCGCCGAGCCATCTGGGCCGCTAAGCCGCAGGGCTGCCGGGGCGTCGGGGCCGAAGGTGACCCCGATGTCTGCAGACCCATCAGGCCCGTAATTCCGGCTACCCGCTGATGTGTCTGTGAGGACTACCTCAATGGCAACGGAGCCGTCGGGATTCCCGAACCGAATAGCCGAGGGGCTATCTGTCAAAACGGTCGTGATAACGAGTGTGCCGTCAGGCCCACTATTGCGGTATGCGGACGGTGTGTCTGTAAAACTGAGATGAATACCCGACCCATCCGGACCAGATTGCCGAATAGCCGAGGGTGTGTCTGTGAGGGTGACATTAGGTACGACAAGTACAGCCCGGCCAATTCGAGCCCGGTTAGGGTAGCTCCGGCCTGCCCTGGCCATGAAGCCCCCTTATTTCACTGTCTAGCCGATTATTCTGCGTACATGATGTAGGCGAGCGCGCCGACGGAGGCACTCGCCGTGATTCGCAGTCGGCCAAACTTGCCAGATCGGATCACAAATTCATACCCTAAAAGGAAATCGTAGATAAATTGGTTAGTCGGCTGAATTAGCTCCGCGTCGCCCACACGCACAGCCGTGATCGTGCCTTCAGCGGATGCGTTATAACCCGTCAACGCTGTGCCTAACTGGACTTGAGAGGCAGAGCCGCCAGGGTTATTTATCGCATGGAGGCCTGTAGATGTGTGTGCAGTGACGGTAGCGGCAACGTCTACCTCGATCAGCTCACACTCGATCGACGTGTTAGCTGCCGCTGCGTCGAAGCTAACTCCCCATCCCACAACCGCGATATCTTTGCTTGATGGTGGCGCAAGCTGAATGTGGGACTTAATTGCCGTTCCCGTTGAGAGCTTAGCCTGAGCGGCCGTCGTCGGCATCGGGCCATTCCATACTTTGTAGATATTAATGGCCACAAGGCTCTCCTAGTAACGGTGGGAACGAACTAATGATTTTGCGACGATGACTGGTCGGATTGGTAAGTCTAGCGCCGGCAGCACTTCAAAGGCACATTGCTGGGTGGTGTGGTTCGATGCACCATTAGCCGCCCAAGTACCACCAAAAGTCGTGGCCCCTGGTGTGCCAGTATAAAAGTTACCGAACCAAGCAGCCGACGTAACGTTATCTGTGGTGTTATTGAACTGGCTATCTTGCCCAGTATTAGCATTCGGTGTCCACGTTGCACCATTTGTGGCATCGTCACTGACACCGAACACCCAGGAGTTACGCTTAGTTGTGGTAATGCTGAACGTACCGTCTAACCCTGTAGTGCTAATCTTCGATGCCACTGCTGCACCTGTCTGGTCCGATGCAGCTCCCCACAGAAGGATGATGTCCGCGAACCTACCGCCAGATCCAGATGCGAACCCAGAGAATGCTGTGTTGACAACGATGGCCCCAGATGATTTAGCAATGTAGGTATAAAAAATTCCTACAGTGCCGCCATTACTAGATGTGCCTTTGGCGATGACCGGGTTAGACCAGGTATGCGAACCGGTATCCGACACTGTGATATTAGCCTGCGTGGCCCCCGACCAGCCAGCCGCAGCCAGCACGATTATCAGCGTGCCATCAGTGGGAGTAAAAGACGAACTCGCTAATGGGCTCGCCGTCCCTGTGCCCTGAGCAACTGGTGGGCTGTCGGCAATATCACCCGTGATAATACTCAACAGCCACCACCTACCATCGAATCACGGAACGAAGATATGAGCGATGCCCTGTGCGTTGAAGTTGTAAGTAAATGCGCCACCCTGGCCTGTCTTATCTGAGCCGAAGTCGAAGTACCCAATCAACGGCTGAGTGGCAGCGGTACCCGGTGTCCGATCAGAGATGACGAGGTACCGGCAAGGCCCGAACGTCGCTGTAGCCCAGCTGGGCGAGGTCGCATTGAAGACGATGATTCCCGACCCGACGCACTCCCACGTCACACCACCATCTGTGACAGTGGTGCCGACTACCGTTGGCCACGTTGGCGCCGACGAGCTTGACGTACCCGCCACCGCACAGCGATAGAGGAAACCGTTGCCGGTAGCTGGCCGGATGACAAAGTCCTTGGCAAAGGCTGTTGACGCCTGCCAGGTAGTTGACCAGCTATTGGCTGCCGTGTACGCGCATGTTGCGCTCGCCAGGGTGAGGCCCCCGACTGTGTATCCGTTCGCAGTAGTGAGCTCGTTAGATAGGTCACTAACATATGCATGTGAATCGGGTGCAGGAGTATAAGTCGATGTGTGTAGAGTAGCCTTGAGAGTGTCGGTAGTGAATTTGATTTCTTGGTTCCATGCCTTCACCGGAGCCTGACGGTACCACTGAAAACTCACGATGCCTCATTTCGTCAAAGCCCCGTCGGGGCACACGCTTACTGAATCTCAATCGTGCCGTTGATATTGAGAATGGCACCGGGCCCGTCGCTGAAGTTTCCCGGTAATTGTGGAACACCCGTGCCGGCACCTATACCGCCATTACCCCCGACTTGGAACGGCAGCAAATTGCATGTGTTGGCGCTGATCGGGAATTGTGGCCGAACCGCGTTGCTATTTGCCGGAATGAATGCAGCGCCTGCCCAGATTGTCTGGGTGCCTGACCCGGAGAACCATTGACAAAAGATCTGTGTCTCGCCAATTGCCCTCGATACCATGCCCGGAGGCAGTGTTGTCTGTATTGGGCCTTCACCGGCACTAAACCCAGAAGTGCCCCATTGGAAGGTGTAGGCCAGCTCGAGCCGCTTGCCTTGGAGCATGTATCGACCAGCGACAACCGCCCCTGACCCTAGGTTGACGGTGCCCGCCGACACTCCGCCGGCTCCGGCATAGGTCAGTGCCGGCGTCCACGATGACCACACGGCCGGCGAGGCGATGATGACCCAAGCTGACCCGTTCCACTGCTCCGTGGCACCCGTGGTCATGTTGTATCGGGTGTGACCTGGGTAGGCCCCCGTGCGAGTGTCTGAGCTCGTGACCGGGTAGATCCCACCTTGCGCCGCGATGAACAGCCGACGATCGGAGATATCCGAGTTGAGGATCGTGCTGGTATTGGCTCGCACCGTGACGGCAGCGATGAGGATGTCCCCGTCGGTAAGCTGGGAGACTGGCTCAGCCGGGCTGCCTCCCGGCGTGCCGCTAAGCACTACCGCGTCATAGGTTCGAACTGCCGCTGACACACCATCGATTCCGAAGTCTCGAACACGCATGACCACGTAATCGATCCGAGGGTTAGTGTTCGACGCTGGGATCGTGACATTGAAAGACGCATTGCTTGTGCCGATGTAGGGACCACCAGAGGCCCGGTTAACGAGCAGCTGGCCAGGCTGTACGAGCACTGCCATGGACGCACTAGGACTAGTCTGCGTCACCTGGTAGTCAGTGATCGTGGAGCCATTGGAGTCACCTGGGTAGACTCCTTGCGCCCATTGGAAGGTCTGGTTCGGTGCCGGCTGGGACAACGCGCCTGCCGCATATCGGAAGCTCTGAGCCGTGTTGCCATTGCTATTAGTGGTATCGCGGTCTACGAAGCCTGGCTGTTGGTGCGGCGCAATGTTACTCATTCACTCTCCTAGTGCCAGGCACTCCGCAGCGAGGCTGTCAGTGATGCAACCGACGAGAAGCTAGATGACAACAGCGAGTAGGTCACTGTTTGTCCGGGCCTGACATAGGGCCAGCCATTCGGCGTTAGCAATGACGCACGCTGGTTGTTCGAATTGTTTAGGTACACCCCATGGCCTGGAAATCCTTGTGCAGCGAACTCATCAGCGTTGATGACTACTGTGTCCGTGGAAGCCAGAGCTCGCGTAAAAGTCAGCACCACGCCATTGGTTTGGTCAACGATCTGCCAGTTGGCGGCTAACGGGCCAACGACGGCGAAGAATGGCCGTGCGGTAGCTGTGCCAGAGTTCTTGACTGAGCCCGTGCCCGGAATACCAGGAGTGCCAAAGTCAGCACCAGGCACACTGGCATAGTTCAGGCCCGGTGAGCTGAAGTTGGCTCCGCCGACGGGCGCGGTACCCAGGCCAATGATCGGGGACTGCCAAGAATGATCGTGTTTTCGAGGGTCCGGGGTGGCAAGTTGGATACTGAAGGTCGTTGAGTTCCACAGTCGAGGCACCGATTGAATGGCGTCGTCGAGCTCCACCCAGACGGAACGAGTCAAACGCGGCTGGCCGGGGTTGGTCGGCTCGTCAACGACCATCTCGTACAGGCGTGCGCCATCCGAGCACAACGCAGACACAGCTAGTTCAGCCGCTCGAATGGAAGCAACGTCAGGCGCCGTGGCCACGACCTCGAGATTCATGATCTTGTCATTGACATACGCAGCCGAGCGGAAGGATCCTGACCGACCGATGCGGGCAGTTCGAGCCGTGCGAGGCGCCGGCCTGCCTGTCCAGCCATCGAACTTCGTTAGGATCCATTCCACTCCGTTGCTGTCCACCGGCAGTGGACCACCCTCAACACGGAACAGGAATTGTTGTCCGTCAAGGGTGACCGAAGGGAAAATAGGCGAGGTCACCGATCTCCCTTCACAGGTTAGCTTGGAAAGCGAACGCCAACCGTCGGCTCACCATGTCGGCGATATCTGCTTCCGAGTGGTCAGCGCGCGGGTACACATTGATGTTGATCGGCTGGGCGTTCTGTGACGCAGCACCTGCCAAGGCCCCGAATTGCGGACCGGTCAGCACACGCTCAGGCTGTCCTGTGCCGTTGTAGGCCAACGTGATACCAGGAGGCAGCCAGCCGCCTTGGTCATAACCCTTTGGCGGCAGGTTGGGGTTGGCCTGTTGCACATTGCCAATACCGCCATACACAGCCTTGATATAGTTAATGCCAGCCGCGATATTGGCGATTGGATCGAGGATATTGAAGCTCGTTCCCGGCTGATGGTAGGCCGTGAACGTGCTCGGTATCACCTGCATTAATCCTTGTGAAGGATGCCCAGCAGCAGCGTTGCTATCCCAGTTGTTGATCGCGTTCGGGTTGCCGCCAGACTCCCGGCCTATGAGCACGCTCAGAGGCCCTGCCCAACTAGCTGGCACGCCGGTAAGCTGAATCGCTTGCATGATCCAGCCCTGCAGGTCAGGTGACCCAGTAAAAGCAGCTGAGAAGAAGCTACCAATCTGAGACACTGCAGCCTTGACCTTGTCAACTGCTGCGTCGACCACCTTGCCAGGGAATGCCGCCAGTGCATCATGGAATACCCCAGTGCCCGGTATCACAGTGCTGAGGACCGACGAGAACGCCTTCTTCACTGCACCGAGTGGATCGGCAATAAAGTCGGCTATCCCACCAACAACGCTGCCGACGATGCCACCTACCGCGAAGTGAGCGATGCCGCCTTTGGAGAATCCCATGCCGCCGGCACTGCGACCGCCGGAGTAATGGGCGTTGGCCCAACCGACGAAGCCAGGGCCTAGGCCCTGTACCGCTTCCGGTACGAGCACGCCCTCACCGGGGGACAGGATAGCTGGGATGCTGTCACGGCCAGGAGCGAAGCCGGGCAACACACCACCTTCCGCCAATGGCGTAGCCGGGTTGAGCTTGCCAAGACCGAAGAGCCCGGCAATCCCATTCCACAACGGGACAATGCCGGAGTTGTAGACCGTGTTGATAACGAAATTGACCGGCGTCTTGGCGATGTCAACAAGGCGGTTCCAAATATTCGCCAGGTTGTCCATGCCTGCACTGAATGCGTTTTGTACACCAGTCCAATTACCCGTCAGCGCATCAAAGACAATCTTAATGCCATTCCACACGGCCTCAACGACGTTCAGCCAGAT